TCTGGATGACGTCGAAGGTCGCATAGCGTTATGTACACTAGGATCTATCAACTGGGGAGCCTTCCGTAATCCAGAAGATATGCGACGTGCTTGCCGTATTCTACAGCGTAGCCTATGCAATATCTTAGATTACCAAGACTTCCTATCAATCCAGAGTAAGTTATCTAACGATGAAATACAACCATTAGGCATTGGTGTTACTAACCTAGCCTACTGGCATGCTAAACGTGGATTAAAGTATGGAGAAAAGGATGCACTACAAGATGTTAAATCTTGGATGGAGCATCAAGCCTATTACTTGACAGAAGCAACTGTTGAGTTGGCCCGAGAGCGTGGTCCTTGTCTGCATAGCACACATACACGATACGGTCAAGGCATATTCCCTTGGGAATTACGGGCAAACGGTGTCAATCAGTTGGCAGACTTTGCTCCAGAACTTGATTGGGAAACCCTACGAGTTAATATGAAACAGTACGGTGTACGCAATGCAACCTTAATGGCCATTGCCCCAGTCGAAAGCAGTAGTGTTGTTATAAACAGCACTAATGGAATTGAGTTACCCATGAGTTTGATCAGTACTAAGGAAAGCAAAGCAGGATCATTTACACAAGTGGTTCCTGAATATCATAAACTTAAGAACAAGTATCAAATGATGTGGGAGCAGAAAGATTGCGATGGTTATTTGAAAACAGCGGCCGTACTAGCGGCCTATGTAGATCAATCAATCAGTACCAACACTTTTTATAATCCGGCACACTTTGCAGATCGCAAAGTACCAACTACATTAATTGCTCGAAATTTGATGCAAGCACAGCTATGGGGACTAAAGACATTCTACTACAGTCTTATCAACAAGGCAGGTAGTAAAGCTGTTGCCGAAGATGCTCCTACAATGTTAGAGCCAATAGATTACGATAACCAAGAGGACTGCGAAAGTTGTAAATTATAATGTTAGAAACCATATGTAACGTATTACAAGAAGCCTATAAACGTAACTGGATTACCAGTCGTGATGGCAACGTGAGTATTCGTCATCACGGGCGTGACCATTTTTATATCACCCCAAGTGGTGTACGTAAACAAACATTACAGCCAGACCAATTTAAGAAAATACAAATTGGCAAGTGGGATAACGGCTTTGGTTCAAACAGCTATAATTGGCAGGAATTGGAATACACTGATATCAGCTCAGCTCTCAAACCTAGTGGAGAAATTCCTCTACACTTTGGTCTGCAGAAGGAATTGGGTCAGCACAGTAACAACGTCAGAGTAATTGTTCATGTGCATCCTACATACTGTATTGCGGCCATGCATGCCGGTATTGATCTTAGTACTATTAGCGATGCTTTTCCAGAACTTAATCGTTATACAAAGGTAGCACCTAATGTCCCCGATGTTCCTCCTATCAGTCAAGAGCTGGCGGATCAGTGTTTTGAAAAACTAAAACTAGATAATCAAGGTAACATTGCTTATGATATTGTAGGTATCAAAGGACATGGAGTAGTTGCTATTGATACTAGCCCATGGCGTGCCTACGAACACATAGAACGACTAGAACATATTTGCAAGATTGTACTAGCCAGTGGAAAATATTAAGTTTGCTTGGTGGCCTACTAGAGTAACTAGTGGCAAGCGTGTATGGCTCAAGAGATACATACAGCATCGTAATTTGTATGATGAGACAACTGGCAGGCCGCCATTAAACAGTTTGCATTTTGAGTGGACAGAAACTCCACAGGAAAAGACCTGGAGACTATTAAAAGAGTCAGTGGTACAAAATAGAAATGTGTGGAATGAACATTTATTAACACACGAAGATATATCAAATTTATATGAGAAATAAACAATGAGCCAAGCACAATATAACCTACAGACAAAGACAGATTACCTTAGTCGAAAGATGTTTCTGGATCCAGCAGGTCCAGTAACCATTCAACGATTCGAAGAGGTTAAATACAAGAAGATTGCAGACTTTGAAGCGACAGCCCGAGGCTTCTTCTGGCAACCTGAAGAGATTAGTCTTACCAAAGACGCAAATGACTTTAAGGATGCGAGCGATGCGGTTAAACATATTTTTACTTCAAATCTATTACGTCAAACAGCACTTGATAGTCTTCAAGGTCGTGGACCAACACAGGTATTTACTCCAGTGTGTAGCTTGCCCGAAGTCGAAGCTCTCATGTACAACTGGGGTTTCTTTGAAACCAATATCCACAGCAAGAGCTACAGTCACATAATCCGTAACATCTACAACGTGCCCAAGGATGTATTCAACACTATCCATGACACTGAGGAGATTGTTAGCATGGCATCCAGTGTGGGCAACTACTATGATGCACTACATGTTATCAACTGTCGTAAGGAAGCTGGAGAAAAGATTAATGAGCAAACACACATCAAGGCTATTTGGTTGGCTCTTAATGCTAGTTATGCGCTTGAGGCCTTCCGCTTTATGGTTAGTTTTGCTACCAGCTTGGCTATGGTAGAGAATAAGATCTTTATTGGCAATGGCAACATTATCAGTTTGATCCTACAGGACGAATTACTACACAAAGGTTGGACAGCCTACTTGATCAATCAAGTGGTTAAAGAAGACAGTCGTTTTGCCGATGCCAAACAAGAATGTGAAGCAGAAGTCTATGCCATGTATGCCGATGTGGTACGTGAAGAAAAAGAATGGGCCGACTACTTGTTTAAGAAAGGTCCGGTTATTGGATTGAACGCAAACATTCTCAAAGACTTTGTGGACTACACAGCAGTGGCCGCACTAAAGGATATTGGTATTAAGTATCAAGCAAGTGCTCCAAAGTCAACACCTATCCCTTGGTTCAATAAACACGTTAACACAAGCAGTAAACAGACAGCATTGCAAGAATCGGAATCGACTAATTATGTAATTGGTGTGATGAGCGAAGGTATTGACTACGATGCGTTACCTAGTTTATAATAAGTAAAGAGGAAATATTATGACAGCTATTGTATGGAGTAAAAATCAATGTCCTTATTGCGATCAAGCAAAGGCATTATTAAAACTGAAAGGTATTGAGTACGAAGAACGCAATATTCAAAAAGATTGGACACGCGAACAACTATTAGAAGCAGTACCTAATGCCAGAACTGTACCACAGATATTTTTAGATGATAAATTAATTGGCGGGTTCACAGAACTCAAAAAACATTTCGAAAAGGTATAATATGTTAATCAATAAAGGAATTACACCTGGCGAAGTAGTTACTATCAAAACTACAGCAGGCGAAGAGATTGTGGCAAAACTGATCGACGAAAATCCAATGGGAGTAAAGGTCAGCAAGCCCTTGTGTTTGACAGCAACTAAGGATGGAATTGGTCTAGTACCATTTTTATTCACTACGGATCCAGATGCAGAAGTTACTATAAATAGAAGTACAATAATGGTTTTGGCACCAACTATCAAAGATGCCGCAGATCGTTATACTGAACAAACAACAGGAATCAAACTAGCATAATGCCAGCAATAGCAAGACAAGGCGATCCTACAACTACTGGACACGGTTGTAATTCAACTACAACCGTAGTTGGTCCAACGGGCGCCGGATCCAAAGTCTTTGCTAATGGTATTGCTATCGAGTGTAAAGGAAATCCAACTGCTCCCCACACTATCAATTCGGGAAATCGTTGTGTCCCACATAGTGCAGTTATAAATGCCGGCTCGGGAAATGTATTCGTAGGCGGAGTTGCTGTTGCTAGAGTTGGAGACAGTACCGACGGTGGCGCAATTACCGCAGGTAGTCCAAACGTCATAGCCAATTAAGTAGACATTTATTTTTAACCCTTGTATACTAGCGATAAGTACTCTGTACTTGCCTAAAGGAGAATTAAATGGCCACAAACAAATATGCAGAATTCACTGCAATCATCGAAGCAATGGAATCAGATTTTGAAAAGTTTTACGACAAAGAAGTAGGTGCCGCAGGTACTCGCGTTCGTAAACACTGTCAAGATTTGGCTAAATTGTGTAAAGAAACACGCAACGACGTTACAGCAGTTAAAAACGCTCGTAAAGAAGCCAAATAAGTCAACTAAATATTAGTCTAAGGCGTTATATAAGTATACGCCCAAGGAGAGTAGTATGAAAAGTAAACTTATAATCGGTTCAGTATTTGCCAGCATTTTGGCAATGAGTGCCCTGTTTGCCTATAGCCCATGTGCCCAAGCACACGAAGGATTTAGATATCATGGCGGCTGTTGCTATCATGGCGGCGGTTATGGTATGGGTTGGGTAGCACCAGCATTGGTAGGCGGAGTTATCGGATACGAACTCAGTCGTCCAAATACTGTTGTTATTGAACAACCTCCAGTATATGTACAACAACCTCCAGTATATGTACAACCAACAGTTCAAGCACCTCCATATGGTTATCATTGGCAGGAAATGGTTGATCCGCAAACAGGTGTACGCAAAATTGTAGCAGTTCCAAACTGATACACACAAACAGGCGCACCTAGATAAATACTTGTATGAAAAACAAGTATGGTTTAACTAAAGTGTGCCTTTTTTGTGAATCTAGTTTTATAACTAAACCTAGGTTTCTAGATTATTGTTCTCAGAAATGTAAAAATCCTCTTAATAGAGGAGAATACGATCCTTGGAATAAAGGTATAAAACTAACAAGCGAACAAAAGGCAAAGCAAAACCTCAATGGACTTAAGAAAGGTTGGGGTTGGAATAAAGGCGGAACTAATGAAATAGCTCGTCAGCGTTTCCTTACTAATAATCCCAATAAAGATGGCAAATTAAATAATCTGCGTCCAAAGAATCCAATTACAGAACCCCTTAAGCTATATCGTAGCCAAGTTCGTTATTATACATACCGAACACTTAAAGAAATGAAAGAAGCCGGTGAATGGGTACCAAAAACAGGTAAGTATAAAGATAGCTGGCAAATAGATCATATTATTCCGCATAGACAGGGTTTTGAATTAGGCATAGACCCTTTGTTATTAGGCGGAAAAAAGAATATACAATTTATCAAAGGCGAAGAGAACAGGAAAAAATGGGACAGCTATCAACCCATTGAAGTAGTAAAGTTTATTACAGGAGGTAGTTATGGCTTACAGTGAAAAATTATTGGATCATTATGAAAATCCAAGAAATGTTGGATCACTCGATAAAAATGATCCCAACGTTGGCACAGGACTCACCGGAAGTCCGGCCTGCGGAGATGTAATGAAGTTGCAAATTAAAGTCGAAGACGGAATTATTGTAGATGCAAAATTCAAAACCTATGGCTGTGGCAGTGCTATTGCAAGTTCATCTCTAGTAACTGAATGGCTAAAAGGACAAACTCTTGAACAAGCAAGTACAATTAAAAATTCAGCGATTGCAGAGGAACTATCTTTACCTCCGGTAAAGATACATTGTTCAATCCTAGCGGAAGATTCATTGAAGTCTGCCATTGCGGATTATAAACAGAAAAACAATCTACATTAGATGATTACCGTAACAGACAAAGCCAAGGCTAAGATCAAACAAAATCTAGCCAAACGCGGTAAGGGCGTTGGCATTCGCATAGGTGTAAGAACCACAGGCTGTAGTGGCCTGGCCTATGTGTTGGAATATGTGGACAAGTATGACGGAGAAGAAGGCATAATCAATTATGCCCAAAACGACTTTTGCGTACTAGTCAGTTTGAAAGATGAGCCTTACCTAGCAGGCTTAACAATGGATTGGGTCCGCAATGGACTCAACGAAGGATTCGAGTTTACCAATCCAAATTCCAAAGGCG